CTTTGTGCGCTTCTTGCAGTCTTTGCATTATATTCTTTTCCATTATATGTTACTTTGGTTGTTCCAGTATTGAATCCCTGAACCTTTTGTCCTGCAACCATCCTAGCAATTATTGGCTTATTTGCTGGATCTTGTGCAGCACCTGCTGGAATAACTGCTTCTCCAGGAGTAAGCATTGCTGGAACAGTGTCTTGGTTGCCTGATCCTGGAACGCTTGTAACTCCTGTTGAATACTTTTTACTTTGTGGTGGACCCTTCATTCCTCCACCTCGAACAGGGCCAGTAAATCCTACCTGTGCTGCAATGGCATTCTTATAAGCCAAGGCTAGAGCGTTTACTGCAGATGCCTCTGATGTGAATGTTTGTCGTAGTGTTGTGTGTACCTGATTAAGAGATGCTGCTACTGCAGATGCTTCCAACTGTTCTTGTGTTAAATAAGATGTTTGCTGACCCAATACTTGAGTAGATGATCCTGCTCTGTTATAAGCACCCTTCATAGTTGCAAAAAGTTTAATTATGTTGGCAACACCGTTAGCAAGCAAACCAAATGTCATCAAGGCTATTGGACCAATTGCACCTAGGGCAACTGTTAAAATAGTTACAAACTTCTTTCCACCTTCTCCAAGGCTATTAAACTTGTCTAGTACTTTAGAAACAAACTCAACAATAGGAGTTAATGCTTTTAGGAATGACTCTCCAACTGGAGCAAGAGTTACCTTAAGGTCCTCAATTGATTTTTTAAACTTATAGGTTGTTGTGTTTTCAATTTTGCCCAATTCTCGTTCAGATAGGATCGCTAACTCTTCTGCTGTTGCCTTTGAAAGAGTTAGAACTCTTTCTGCTTGGGTTCCTTGTCCTATAACATTTTGGAATAGTGTGGATAGTCTTGAAAACTGAAACTTACCAAATAGTTGCTCAATAGCACGAGCACGGTTAAGTGGATCCAGAGTATCTAATGCTTTTGCAAAATCAATAACAGTAGACTTAACATCTCCTTGATTTCCTTCAACAATTCCCTTGATGTTAACGCCAAGACCATTTAGCATCTTAGATGCTTTTTCAGATGGGTTAATTAAGGATGCAAGACCAGATTTAAGTGCGTTAGCACCTTCTGATGCGTTAATTCCGCCTTCCTTCATAGCGGTCAGGAAGAATGCAAGATCTTCAACATCTCCACCAAGTTGCTGAACAACTGGACCAGCCTTTGGAATTGCAATTGTTAAATCTTCAATAGACACAACAGTTTGGTTTTCTACTGCGTTAAGGAAGTCAATCTTTTTTGCTAAATCTTCTGTTGCCACACCAAATGCATTTGTAACTGATATAGTGGTTAGTAGTGCTTCTTCTTGCTCTACCCCGCCAAGAACTGCAAGGCGAGTTGCTTCTGAAACCTGAGCAACTAGGTCTGCACCCATCTTGCCCTGTGCTGCTGCGTCCGCAGCCATCTTCATTGTTTTTTCTACAGCAACGCCATACTTAGTATACTCATTTGCAAGCAATTGAATATCTTTAACCATTGCATCTGTTTCTTCTTGTGTTGTAAAGAGTTCTCCATAAACACGCTTAAACCTAATAGCCTGTTCTTCAAGTTGCATAAATGTTTTAGCAGCAGCGGATCCAAGCATTGCTAATGGAACTGTAAAGCCAACCATCAACTGTCGACCTGCCCACTGAGTATTCTTACCGAAGTTTAGAAGATTTGTAGATCCCTGCTTTAAAAGTTGATTTAATAATTGTTGTCTTTGTGCAGCAATAGCGGTTTGTGTTCCTAGATTTTTCATGTCTAGGGTTAAAGGTCTTACGGCAATTGCCTGAAGAGCACCATTGGCTCCTCTACCCATCTTTATATATTGGGTCTGAACATCTTTTACACGCTCTCTTGCAACCTTATTTATTGTGTCAAACTCAGACTTAAAAAGTTTACCGAAAGTTTTGGTTGCTGCGCCTGTATATCTAAAATACTCTCTAGATGTTAACTTATTTTTTTCTAAAGCATTAGTAAAAGACTCTGTACTAGATGTTACTGTTCGCATAGATGCCTGGAACTTGCCAGTTGCATTTATACTGTTCATCAAGTTTTGTGCTTGATTTGCTGCTACCGCTGAGGCTGCGGTACCAGACTTTGCCATTTGTGTATGGAAGGCTGATATTTGACGTTGCAGAAGTTTTAGACTTGCTAAAGCATCAGACGTATCAATATTTACATGAATATTGGATTGAACATCAGCCATCCATTAACACCTCTTTATTTAGTTATTTACAAGATTGCCGAGTAATGATGCGTCTGAAAGTCTAATTCCAGATGCCTCTTCAACGATCTTGTATACTGTTGGAAGGTCTAGATTTTCTTCTAGGGCTTCCTTGTCTTCTGCCAATTCTGGCTTGTATTGTTGCATTGCAATCATTACGCAGTCAATCAATAGGTCCATAGACTTTTCGTTATCTTCTGCTACTTTTGCGATATCTTCAAACTTCTTCATAAATGGACGAAGTAGTGATATCTTTAATGGTCTTACCTTGATCTTTGTACCGTCGATTAGCGTTACTGTCTTTTCTTCAGTGGCGGTTGCCATTTATTCCTCCTTATAAGGTTTAGTCAATTATACCATAGCGCAAGCCTATTTTTTATGATTAATATGATTCATAGTCTAAGCCCATGCCAATTCCAAATCCTGCTCTTTCAGCATTTTTTCCCTGTAAGGCAAGAATATCATTTCCATCAGTTGCTGCACCTTTGCTAAAAACCCTAGCCTTCATGTCTTCCCAGGCATTACTATTTCCAGAATTTTTATCCAGGTCCACACCCTGCATAGCAGCAGCAAATTTTTTATCGCTATAGTCTAACTCTCTTTTAATTTTTATTGTTGCAGTCAACTCTGGCATAGATAAAGATTGCTCCAAATCTTCATAGTCTTTCCATATTCCAATCAGAAATGCTTCTGACTCTAGTTTTGCTAAATCTAATGTCTCCCAGGATGATCCGCTATCGACTGCTTGAGATTTTACTGTATCTTCAGACTTTTCGTTAATCTTAATTCCTGCTGCAATATCTATTACTTTATAGATAGTGGGTAAATCTAAATTATCTTCTAGGTCTTCTACCGTTTTAATCTGTGGAGCATATTGTTTCATTGCTACCAAAGCGCAGTCTACTAATACTGATATTGATTCATCATCAGTCTTTGCTTCTTTAATTGTTTCAAATATTTCTAAAAATTCTCTAAGATACTTTATTTTAAGTGGGGATGCAACAAGATTAGTACCGTCTATAAGACTAAACTCTTTTTTATCATAAATACTTGTTGCCATTATATAAGTATACCAAACAGAAAGGCCCAACCCCGAAGGATTGAGCCTCTCGTATATTAAGTTGTATTATTCTGCTGTTAATGAGCGGTCTACGATCTTACCGTATGATGCGTCATCGTTTGGAAGTAGACGGAATGATACTTCAAACATTGAAGCCTCATCACGCTTTGCTGATACTGTAACATTCTCAATTGAGAGTGCACGGTATGCAACATAGATTCTTTCCTTTGGTGTTGCTGAAGAACCAGATCCTGGCCCTACTGCTACAAGGCCACGCTCTAGTGGAACGTCGCCAATATCTCCAGCAGACATGTTAAGAGTTGTTGCTCCTGATGCTGTTGCTAGATCTGAGTCATCTGCTGCAATTGCAACTAAAAGATTTTCTAGTGTTGCCTCTGCGAATGCAGTGTTTAGATTAACTGTCATACCTTGCTTGAATAAACGAGCAACGTCTAGAAGTTGATCTACTGCTACTTCACCAAAATCAGGTTGGAAAGCGAGTTCCAAACCATTTGATGTGTAACCTACGTTTGTGTATGCATTGTCTGAAGACAATGTTTCCTTTATTGAAGTTGTTGACTGGTCAAAATCTGGAAGATCCAATACTGCTTGTGCATCGGTAATCTTTCCTAGGTTTGCTCCAGATGTAACGTATCCAATTGGGCCTGCATCATGCGTAAATAGTGCTGCTGCACCTACGATGATATTACTACTTGAACCACGGCTATATGCCATATTTCTCACCTCTTTCATTTTATTAAAAGGGGGTTGTTTCCTCGTTTCAATTATAACACCTTTTTATGATGGGCTATTTAAGTCTGGATATACGGCATGCCAGTCATAGTCTATAATCATTTTATTCCCCGCATAAGTACGGGCTGTTCCAAAATCAATAATATCCCTAGTCTCTTCTAACTGATATATCTTAAAGTTATGAAAATATGGTACATAAAATGTTCCATGCCCAGGAATTGTAGCAATGGGTCTATCTGTTGATGGCTCTTGAGAAATGTCTAGAGTAGACAGTATCCATGCGTTTATATCTTCTGCTGACTCATCTCCACGATCAAGTAGATCTTGAATTTTTTGAGTTATTCTAATCAGGTTAGGAACAGCATTTTCTTCTAAGGCATTAAAGTAATAAAGTAGTTGCTCACACTTAATATGTGGGAATGGCATTCTTCTCATCTTAAACATTCTGTCATATATTGCAGCATTGCCATTAAATAAAAATGTTGTACCTTCTGTCAACTCATTTATAGTAAAACCTTGTGCCAACGAAGCCATGTCTGTTGGCACTGTTGGAAACATTGGTATTGCACCAAAGTCTGGTCCAAGTTTTTGTTGTAGAAATGCATTAACAAATGATGGCGGATGATCAATAACTACTGACATTATGCACCTACCCCTGCGTTCGCAATCCAGCGATATCCAGTTGATACACCCTTTGCTTTACCCATGCTCTTGCCTGCTTTCATATCTTTTTTATAAATAATAGGATTTTCAAGATACTGTGCAACACCGCTTACTCTCAAAAATGCTTGAGAAAAATATCTATTAAAGAACATGTCAAAAACTTTTTCAAAACCACCCTGCACTTCTATTCCTCCAGGGTTCTCAACTCTTACTTCGTTTTTAGTAAATACCATTTCTCCGTTTTCTTCAAATGCTAAAGCCTGTGCAACTTTTGGTCTAATGGTAACAGGAATTCCTTCTTCCATAATCCTAGCCTTATCGTAGAACGGAGTTCTTGATCCATCTTTGATTGATACTGATTGACTAAATGATGATCTAAATGATAGCCCAAGATTGCTTGTTGTGTAAGATATATCATACAGTCTTGCATTTTGACTTCCAGTCTGATTCCATTCGTATATATGGTGTAGCATGTCTGGGTTAACTCTTGCATTAGAATCGATAAACTGCTTCATCAACTCCACCGTTTCCATTCCAAGTGTTTTTAAAAATACTGTCTTTCCTTTTTGTACTCCTTCTAAAAACCCAACAGAGTAGTCAACTATATTGTTCATTTCTTTCTTAAACTTATTAGAATTAAATACTGCTCTCATACGTCACCTGTTTGATTTTCTGATCTTCTGATTATCACATTGTACGACTCAACTACTCCGAAAGGGCCCACAAAAGGCTCGTAGGTGGCTATTTCAAACAATGTGCCCTTGCCAGACCTTGGCCCAGAAGTTTCCATGTAAACAAGGTTTCCCTCTTGATCTCTGATGTCTGTTATTAATATATTTGTTAAAGAATTTTTATTATCACGAGAAGATATTCTTAGGTCTGACTTTGTTCTACCAACAAGAATTGAATTCTGCGTTATGTTTACATTTGGCTTTACTTCTTCTTTAAAGGCAGAGCCTCCTGCTGAAAAACTGCAAGCAAACGTTCTATCCAGAATCCACTGCTTTTTAATTGCACCAAAATCGCCTTGCTCTACGATTGGATGATATACAGATGCCTGCATTGGGAACATAAAGTCTGGGGTTTCGCAAACTGTCATTACAGCACCCCAATTTTTGTAATAGACTTAGCATACTTTGAAAGTATCTTGTCTACAATTATATTTCCTGTTCCTTCGAAAAGACCCTTATCAAACTGAATTCTATATTGATCTGTGTTATAAGAAGAAATAAATCTCTTGTAATAATCTAGTTTACCGCACTCGATGTCATGTATAAGCATCTCTGTTGCTCTGACTATGTCAGATGGAACCGCTGTGTATCCGTGCTCTACAACTATTCTGTAGTCCCAGGTCTTTCCAAAACCTCTGTATATGAATTGAGGATCTAGAGAGTCTGATGCTGCTGCTGGTAATACTAGTGGTGCAGATTCTGCACGGTTAATGTTGTCTGTTGACTTTTCAATGATTGCTGTTTTATCTGGACTAACTTCATACTGTCTATCCTCTACCAACATATTGTTTTCATAAACAGCCAAAACCTTTTTTACATCATCCCAAATTGGCAAGTAATCAGATCCACTTCCCTCAAACTTTAGAACCTTTTTCTTATAATAGAATCCATCTGGAACAACTGAGTCGATTACCGCTCTTGCAATTTCTTCATTAATAGCATATGCTGCTATATCACTTGCCGTTGTTGCTTTTGTTGATGGATCTACATATGGTCTAACTATTTCATATGTTTCGTCTTGTAAAATTTGTTCATCTGATGTACCAAGATCTTTAACAATTTCAACTCTGTATGATGAGTCGTACTTTCCTGGCAAAGAAATTTCTAATGTTTCTCCAGATGAAGACTCTGTAAAAGTTGATGTTGAAATTGAAAGGTCCGCCATATCCGTTATGGTGACAGTTATATCTGCATCTACAATCCCCGCAGGAATTATAAAATTAACAGGTACTTCTGCATATGGCGAAACTCTCAATATCTCCATAATTATCCAAAAGCCTTCTTAACTTCTTCTGGTGTGGCAATGCGTACATGTGATCGTGAAAGCCACTTGTCTGCTTGTGCCTTTGTTACAATATTGTATCCCTTAGAGATTGCACCAACTTCTTCCCAACGAACGCTCTTTGTTGAGTGAATGGCTACTTTTTCTGAAAGGTCTACATCTGACTTAATGGTCTTTCTTGGGCCGTCTGCTGCCATTGATCCAATAGCGCCTGTTTCTGTAAAGCCTAGTGACTGAACTGGCTCTTCTGCTGCTGGTGCTTCAACTACTGCTTCAGCAACTGGTGCTTCTACAACTGCTTCAACTACTGGCTCTGCTACTGGTTCAACTACTGGCTCTGCTGGTGTCTCTACCACTGGGGCTTCAACATGTGCATGCTCTTCTTCATTATGTGATGAAAACGGCTGATTGTAATTATTATTTTCCATTGTATCCTCCTTGTTTGTATTATATCATTAAAGTATTAAGGGGGACAGGAGAGTGAACTCCCGCCCCCCATTAAAGGTACTGTTACAGATTACTCATCTGCTGCAGCGTCAGCGAATGCAATTGCATCCTCTTCTTCCCATTGAATACCAAAGCGGACGAATACTGTGTACTCAATTGTGTCCTTCTTTGCTACGTACTCACGGTTTACAGTGATATCTCTCTGGAATCCCCATACACGGTTTGCAGGGAATGTCAAGTCGATATATCCTGCTGGGTAGTAAGGAACTTCCTGAACTTCGATTCCGAGAACACGAGTTGTACGTGCTCCACCGAATGTCTGTCCGATACCATCAAGGTATGATTGGCGATTTGCCTGGGTTGATCCTGGCATCTGGCCTGCAAATGCTTCTGCTACTGCATCAGCAAGTGTACCGTTGTTCTTAACGATTCCACCGAATGCGTCTGTACCTGCGTAGAACTTAAGATTGTTCTTAAGTGCACGGTACTTACGTGGCATTGCGTTGATGATGCCCTGCATTACATCAGGTGTCCAAGCATTATCTGCTACGGTCACTACTGACTCATGTGCATCTCCGTTTGTCTTTACCTTGTTGATAAAGCCTGGCATGATTGACAAGAATGCTCCTGTTGAACCATCACCATTGATAGCGAGATCTTCGATATCATTTGCGAATGCGTTTGTCATCAAGCGTACCAAGTGATCTTCTAGAGCGTCACCTTCTACACCATCTTCCAATGATTCTGCTGTTACTTCCCAATCAAGACGAATCTTCTTGGTAGTAAGTTCGACCTTAGAGAATGTTGCAC